GCTCGTTGGGGTCTTGGATATGCTCGATGGCAGACTTGTCGATGGTGATGAACTGCTTCGTCATGGCATCCTCAAGGGACAGTCTGTTGTTCATGCTGTTGTATTTCATGCGTATGGCCTGTTTCAGTGCGGTGAATCTGCTCGCACCCCATATACCATAGGACCGGCGACCCTTGTTATCAGTGAACCAGTTGCTTCTTGAGTCTATCTTGATGTGAAGAATCTCATCGACAGGGAATCCCTGCTCTGTCATCTTGCCTTCTCTTAGAATATAGGTGGTGGGTTTGGTGATTGGCGTTTCCTCATCTGCGGTGAAAGCCTTTCCGGGCCCACCTCTCTCGTCAACGATGGTTACTTGCTTGACCGGAAGGCTCTGTAGGTCTGTCACACCGTTCTTGCTGCTGCCTACAATCTTGTTGATGTCGTTTCCGTAGACCATAAGGCCGCGCATGGCGTTGATTAGGAAGTCATCGAAGTCAAGAGTTTCCTCGACTAGAGTTCTTATGGCATCTCTGATGTTGGCGTTGCGCCCACGCGAGTAATTCAACTCGTAGTTGTTGGCTGTGAGGCTGACTGCTCGTACTGCGCCGTTCAACTCCGGGTCCAACTTAAGCATAGAGTCATACAAATCAAACTCGTTATCGAATTTGTTGTCGCTTCTAAGTCTTTCAGTGTCCCTCACTATGTCAGGAATACCCGCCGCCACCGAGAACGACTTGTTGGTGGACAGTCTCTGCGGAGTCTTTAATTGTGATGTGACTGTCTTTTCATTGTTTCTCCTACCGAACAAAGAGAAACGCCTACGCTCTGCCATAGTATGTGATTTCACAAGTCTCTTATGAAGGTTCGGTAGTACGTTTTATTTTTTTTAATCTTTTCTGGATTATTTTAAAATAATTAAACGATATACTGCTCTTATTCTTGTTATTTATTTTATTCTTTCAAAGACCTGTAAGAAACCTCCGGTTATTTTCTTACACGCTAATGAACAAATAAAAAAATAAACGTAAAAGCAATACTGAAAGCCGTTAATTATTTTTATTATATACTAAAACTATAGAAATAAATACTCTTTTGGGCAACCTTTAATAGAGTAATCAACTTCGTTAGAGACATGGGGAACAACTCTGGAAGAGTTTTGAATGGCAACGAAGTCATTGAAAGATTTGCTGGTCGTGGATTTAACAACGCTAAGGAATTCGCGCAGTTTTTGCATGAGGTTGACGGAAGAAGAAGCATGGACGCTTGGCGCGTAGCGATAAACAGGTGGGTGAAGAAGGGCAACAGTTACTTACCCCCTAACATTACCGATGAAGATATAGACTCTAAGGCAAGAACATACTATGACGAGTCTAAAGACAAGTACCTAACCTTCTTAACAAACATAAGCGAGATTCTAGTTATCACTGGCGACAAGCACAGAGATATGAGAAGGTCTTACTCAAACTTGGGTGGCGCACTTACCTTTGATGAAATGGCGTCTAAGTATGATATGCCTTCCCATCTAGTAGCAATGTACGTCAAGGCTTGGAAGTGGCGTCATGCAATGGACCCATTCACCGATGAAGAAATAACTCTTAAAGATTCTTCTTCTCTTGTCGATGACTATATCTCGATGAAGAGAAAAGATGTGGTTATCAAGGCAGAGAAGGAGGTACAGAAGCGAATTGACAAGGATGCTATGTCTTGGAGAGAGTTCAGGCACACTGTTGCTGATGAGTTTGCTGGGTTGGTGAAGTTACATAAAGGCAGAGTGACAAAGACTAAGATGAAGATTGGCTCCGATGACTTCGCTCTTGTCATATCCCCATCAGACCTGCACTTCGGTAAGTATGGTTGGATATCTGAGACAGGTGAGCAATACAACAGAGAGGAAGCAAGGAAGTGTTTGATTTCCAAAACTGAGAACTTATTGTCGAGATTGCCATCTGCACCTGAGAAGATATACCTGACCGCTGGTTCCGACTGGTTCCACGTTGACAACGACCTTGGTGGCACTACCAAAGGAACACCACAGGACATGGACGGCACACCAGCGCAGATATTGATGGAGGGTGTCAAGTTGGCTTGCGACCATATTGACATACTACGAAGCGTAGCACCTGTGGAGATAATACTCATGGCTGGTAATCACGATAGGCATACCTCTCTGATGCTAATGCTCTATCTTGAGGCTGCTTACAAGGAAGCGAAGGATGTCAACGTCATAGTAAACGCAGAGCCAAGGCAATACATAACATACGGCAAATCTCTCTTGGGCTTTACCCACGGCGATAAAATCAATCTCAACAACCTACCATCTATAATGTCGATAGAAGAGAGAGAGAAGTGGGGCGAAACCAAGCACCACGTATGGTTCCACGGACATCTGCATCATCTGAAGGTCAGCGACAAGAATGGCGCTACGATAATACAACTGCCAAGTTTAGCCGGTCATGATAGGTATCACACTCGCGCAGGGTATGTAATGGAGAGAAAGGGACTTTGCGCTCACATGGTTGATAAGGAGTTAGGTGTAGTAGCCAATCTGTTTTCTCCGGTGATTGATGATGAGTGACTTCATGCAGTTCTCCTTGGAACGTGCAAGACGTGACCCGCAATACTTCTATCGCTGGTTGGGCTACACATGGGGCGACCACATTGGCGAATGGATGAATCTATACACGCAACGAGGCGATAACTCAGTTCACAGGGTTTGCGTCATTGCTCCGCGTGACCATTCCAAGTCAACAACTCTTAGGGTTGTTTTACTTCACCATGCGCTATTCGACAAGTGGCGTGACAAGCCGTTCACCTGCTGGCTGTTCTCAGCAAGCAAGGACTTGGCAAGCAGAAGGCTTGAGGAAATACGTGAGGATATAAAACGCCATCCACAACTCAGCAGATATCTTGACCCGAAGAGAGGCAACAAGTTGGAGTTGCGTTTAACCAACGGTGCATGGATTCGTGCTACATCAGTGGGGGCCGCTATCCGTGGAGAACACCCTGCTTGCATCGCGTTTGATGACGTATTAGATGATACAGGAGATAGCGACCCAAAAGACATACAACACTGGTTTCGTAAAAAAGTTACGCCTATGCTTTCTCCCGGCACAGCAATCTATGTCGTTGGCACACCTATGTCCATGACTGACCTGTATCACACTGAAATGCTAGAGAATTCCACATGGAAAAGCGGTGTGTGGTCAAGCATAGTAAATTGGGAAGACTGGCAAGCAGACCCTGAGAATGTAGAGCCTCAAGCATTATGGGAAGACTTCAGGCCGATTGACTTCCTACTTGAGCAGAAGGAGGCTATGGGCGAGTTGTCATTCATACAAGAGTACCTATGTCGTGTCATAGACGATGAGGCTTCTGTCTATCCTAGAACGCTGATACGAAAGCACCTCAACATGGACAACACCTTTGAGGTTGAGAAGTTACATAACTCAAAGTATAGCATAGGTTTCGACCCTGCGCATGGGCTAGGTCAAGACTACTCGGTCATGGTAGTGCTGCGACAGGATGAGGATGGGTATGTGCATCTTGTGAATCTGTGGAGGCGTAACGATTTCCCGCCTGACAAGCAAGCAGATATCATAATAGATTGGAACAAGAGGTATGGCACCCCTGTATTCGCTGCTGAAGATGTAGGTTTTCAACAACTATACAAGAGTCTGATTGAGCAGAAAGGTGGGGTAGTGGATTACAAGTCAAGCAAGGTAAGCAACCGCACATTGAAACAGGGCTTGCTCAACAGACTGAGGGTTTGGTTTGAGAGAGAGTTGATTGTTTTCCCCTACGGCAACCACACAACTAGGATGAATGTAAATATTCTCTTTGATGAATTAGAAACACACGCATGGCGCAGTGGTCTTATCGTTGACTTGGGCAAGCACAATGACTTGGTGATGGCATTAGCACATGCTATCGACCAATTCAGCGCCAAGACGTTTGCCATGCCTGTTATAATGAAAAGCGCAGAAGCAGGTGAGTGGCTTGGAGGCAGCAGAAGAAAGCCAAGAAGCAGAAGCAAAGGCATAGGTGGTAAGGTGATACGCAAATGACCAAGCCTCACATGAGAAAGAATTGGAAGAATCAGCGTGACGGCAAGCCCGGTCCCCTAAAAAAGAAAGAGTGGTACGCTCAGAGAATCAGAGACATATACAATGAGGGCTTCTTCGATGACTGGAAGAATTCTGAGCAGGTCGCATTTGAAGTCAACAAGTATTATCCTAAACACTGGACGCCACTAGCGAAGTACGCAGTCCATAGTTACATCAAGAGACTCGCCGACTTGAAGATGTCCCACAGAATCCACGGCAAGAACGCTGCCAGTCAGGTGTCAGAGTGGAGGGCCGCAGGTGAAAGAAGGGGGTAAAACCTGTGACCCGGAATGAAAAAGATTCAGTTGTTTTTTTAATGTTTAGTTTATAAATATTTATTTTTCAAAAAAATTTTCAGAAATCGATTGAGGGGGTAGCCAACATATACACGGCGACTGCGCCGATTTTTGGCGGCTTGCATACGGCCCCCCTTGTACTCTGGGCTA